TACATCAGCACGGCCGGCTTCTGGCAGTCGTCGGAGGCGCCGGACTCGGTGCATCCATACGGTTGGGCAGACATGGCCAACGTCTCGCCCAAGATGGCCGACGCGATCCTTACGCCAGCTACGCGCTCCACGCGCACTGTGACGGTCACGCTGACCACGAACGGCACGACGCCGGCGGCCAACCTGAGCGGCCTGCGATGGGCGTTCTTCGACTCGCCGAACATGCAATCCCTGGCTGCGCCTGCTTCACAGGGCACTGGCGAGACCACAGATGCGAGCGGCGTCCTGTCGGTGTCGGTCAACACCACGCTTTCAAGCGGTGGCACCGGCTGGCTGGTGGTCGGCGACAGTGACGGCACAGCCGGTGTGCAGCACAGCGGATTTTCGGGGCCGGTGACGGTCACCTGAGCCCGGCATGGCCGAGATTTATCGACTGCAGTGGGATGGCAACGCCATCTATGCCCCGATGTGGTCCGACGGTGCGCCATCTGTCGGCGTGGCGATCGAGACGGACACCGCGTTCGCGCTGGGTGCCATCCAGATTCGCGCGGTCGGCATGGCGACAGAGACGAGCACGGCGCTCGCGCTTGCGCTCGCCGGAACGCAGGTCCTGCCGGTTGGAATGGCGACCGAGAGCGACACGGCACTCGCGCTGCCACTCTATGGAGCCGTCCTGTCCACGCACTGGCGCTACGACATCCCAAGCCTGTCTATGCGCTATGACATCTGATCGAGCCAGCCCATGACCATCGGCGCAGCCTGGAACATCGACGACCCCCACAAGCCGTGGGCGCTGTGGGACCCGGACGCGAACATCGTCATCCCGATTGGGCTGACGGACTGGCTCGCCGAGCTGGGCACCACGTACGGCTCGCACAGCATCATCACCGCGGCCCCGCTCGAGTGCGCGAACGAGGGCACCTACTCGGCCGGAACGATCGGCGTGCGCATGAAACTGGTGGCCACGCCAACCTACACGGCGGGCGTGAAGTACCCATTCACGGTGCGCGTGGTCGGCGCCGATGGCATCACCCAGGACGACCGCACGCTTTGGCTGAAGGTCAAGGACCGCTGAGCACGTCTCCCTAGCATGCGGCGGCATGAGTGCTGCAGCGAGCTGGTCCTACACGAGCAAGGCGACCCACTGGCCGCTGACGGGGCGTGACGACTGGACGGGCGCGAAGACGTTCGGCGCGCCGGTCACGTTCGCCTGCGACTACTCCGCGGAATCCGTGCGCATGACCGACGACAAGGGTGTCGAGTTCACCTCGCGCCAGATCCTGCACACGGAGCGCAGCAGCATCAAGCAGGGCGACATGGTGCTGATCGGCGAGAGCGCGGCCGCCGATCCGGTGGCAGCTGGGGCCTTCGAGGTCCGCTCCGTGACGCGGTACGCCGACACGTTCAACCTGCAAGCCGATGATTTTCGGGTGGCCACATGAGCGCGCGCATCACCAACAAGCTGCCCCAGTTCGTCGCCAAGGTTGAGCAGCGGGCGGCGCGTGGCATGACACAGGCCCTCGTGCTCGGCGCCAGCGAGGCCAGCGTGCTCACGCCCATCGACACCTCGACGCTGCTGAACAGCCAGTTCCGCCAGGTGCAGAAGGACGGCGACAGGATTGTGGGGACGGTGGGCTACACCGCCGAGTACGCGCTGCCGGTGCACGACCCGGACAACCCGCAAGACTTCCGCCGCGCAACGGCCGTCAAGGAGTTCCTGAAGGAGGGCTTCGAGCGGGCCGAGCCCAACATCCGAGCGGTCATCAGTGGGGCCATCCGCACATGAGCACTGCTGCCGCTGACGGCCTGCGAGCCTTCCTCGCCCCACTGCTGACCGGCTGGCGCATCCAGTTCGGCCGCTGGATCGACGGCACGAATACCGACCGCTACTGCGTCATCAAGCCGGCTGGCGGGCTTCCGGCGTCGCTCGTGCGCGAGCCGCAGTTCACGGTGCTGCTGATCGGCGGCTTGGGCGACGAATCCACCGTTCCGGGCGCCGCAGCCGATGCCGTGATTGAGGCGATGCGCGCCGGCAGCGGCTCGCTGGTCCACCTGCAGCCGGCCGAGCCGGTGTACTCGGCGACCGGAGACGGCCGCCACGTTTTCGAGTTCGCGGTCTCCGCGATCACCAACTGAAGGAGCTACCCACATGACCGCATTTGTTGGTCGCGACGTGCTGATGGAGTTCGCCATCGCCAAAGAGGATGCCAGCAGCGGTTCGCTGAGCTGGCAGACGCTGGGCATGATGCGCCAGAAGAGCATGAAGACCAGCTGGGAGACGGTGGACACGACCGCCGACAACTCCCCTGCCTTCACAAAGACGAGCCTCGTCTCGTTCAAGAGCGTCGAGTTCAGCGGCGACGGCGTGAGCTACACGGACGCGGCTTACAACCAGCAGACGCTCAAGGCCCACGTGCTCAACCCGGGATCGTCCACGGACAACCAGCCGAAGGTCTGGTTCCGCATGACGGGCCCGGATGGCGTCTACGTCGGCCCGTTCATCGTGTCCGAGTGGTCCGACGAGCGCGCGCACGCCGATGCGGCGACCTGGAGCATCAGCGCGTCGAGCAACGGCGCCGTCACGTTCACCCCGGCCTGACCCCTGGGCCTCAGTAGGAGCACCGCCACATGGCAGCCATCACCGCTATCGACGCGACCCAGAAGGGCGCGTTCACCGCCAACCATTCCACGCTGTCGGCCGACGACACGATCACCTTCGAGGCCGCGAAGAAGCAGTTGCTCGTGCTGCGCAACACGACCGGCGGCTCGCTCACCTGCACGATCGACGGCGATGGCGGCACGACCGTGCAGGTCGACGGCATCGGCTCGGTGTCGGTGTCTTCGGGCCTGGCCATCGCCGTGCCCGCAGGCGAGAGCCGTGCGGTCGTCTTGTCGACCATCCGGCACTACTGCCAGGGCGTGGTGCACCTCACGGGCGCCGCCAACCTCACGGTGCAGCTGTTCAACCTCTGATCGGCCGTGCTGGTCGAATGCGGGTTCGTTCGCGCAGTGGCCAGCGATGGGGGCGAGTGGACCTTCACCCCGTCGCTGGCACGCATCGCTGCCCTGGGCGATCCGCATGAAATCGTGGCCCTGTACGCCAGCCTGCACGGGCCGCACGCCGCGCAGACGGCGGCCTATGTCCTGGCTGGTCTGTGCGATCAGGATGATCCGTCACCGCTGATCGGCTGGCACGAGGAGGTGGCGCAGGATGGTGGCCGCCCATGCCTGCGCTGGCACGTCGGCCAGATGCCGGAGGCCGAGCAGGTCGTCATCGCCCGGCACCTCATGCAGCACGGCATCGTCGGGAAGGCGAAGCCAGAGCAGCAGGGCAGCGGCAAGTACAGCGAACGGTTCGACGCTTCCGAGTACATCGCCGCGGCGCGCGCGCACCTCGGCCTGTCGAGCGCCGACGCCGAGGCGCTTTCGATGACCGAGTTCCAGACCATGCTGGAAATGAAGTTCCCGGACGCGATGAAGGCCGGCAAGCGCGACGTGCCCACGCGCGAAGAGTACGACGCCCAGATGGCCGCCTATGCGACGCGGCGCGAACGGGAGGTGAGCCGTGTCTGAGTTGGTAGGAGGCATCCACTACGACGTCAGTCTCGACACCCGCAAGCTGATCGACGGTCAGAGGGTCGTCAATCGAGAGGTCGACAAGGCGGCGCAGGCCTTCAACCGCATCACGCAGGCCGTCAAGCTGTACGCCGCCGCGATGGCGCTGGTGAAGTCGATCAACATGGCGGAGGATCTACGCCTCCTGCGGTCGAGAGTCGATATCGCCGCCGGCAGCGTGCAGCGCGGTGCCGACGCAATGCGTGAGCTTGAGGCCATCAGCCGCCGCACGCAGAGCAGCATCGAGGCCAACGCCACCGTCTTCACCCGTCTGAATGCGTCCATCCTGCAGATGGGCGGCACGCAGCGTGACACGCTGCAGATCACCGAACTGCTCGCCAAGGCGATCAAGGTCTCCGGCGCGAGCGCTGTCGAGTCGAAGGCGGCGATGCTGCAGTTCGCCCAGGCCTTGGGGTCGGGCAAGCTTGCCGGGGATGAGTTGCGCTCGCTCATGGAGAACGCGCCCTACCTGATGCGGCAGCTTGCAGATGGTCTCGGCGTGCCAATTGGCGCACTGAAGAAGCTTGGCGAGGAGGGAAAGCTCACCGCCGACGTCGTGGTTAACGCGCTGTCGCAGGCGGCAGACCGCATCGACAGGGACTTCCAGAAGGTGCCGGCCACCTTCGGTGCGGCCATGACCGCGATGGAAGACGCCGCGGCGCGCGCAAACGAGAAGCTGGATACGCTGACAGGCGCGAGCGCGGTTGCGACTGGTGCGGTCAAGGGGCTGAACCAGGTGCTCGACGCGCTGGCCCAGCAGTTCGAGGCCGCCACGACCGAGAGCGACAAGCTCGGCCGCAACAAGGCCGTCGAGACGTGGGCGGACCGCACCACGCTGGCCCTGTCCTACCTTCTCGACGCGGCAGACGTCGTGTGGCAGACGGTGAGCGTCCTCGGGCGCAACGTCAAATTCGTGTTCGAGGGCGTGGGGACCGAGATCGGAGGCATCGGCGCCCAGATCGCGGCCGTCATGCGCGGCGACTTTGCCCAGGCCAAGGCCATCGGCGAAGAGATGAAGCGTGACGCCGAGACGCGGCGCCGCGAGCTCGACGCGAAGGACCAAGAGACGTTGCGCGACCGGCTGCTGGCCGGGCAGAAGATCCGCCAGCAGATGCAGGCCCTTGCAGGGACGCCAGAGCTTCGCCCTGAGAGGGTTGACCTCGCGACGCGTGGCGGAACGACGAAGCTGCGCCCACCAGCCGGTGCCGGCGGCGATGTGGGCACGAAGGCGAAGTTTGACGCGGTGGGTTACCTCATCGGGCTGCAGGAGAAGGCCGCCGACGGCTACGCGAGGATCAATGCCGCCGAGCGCGAGCAACTCCACAAGGCGGAAGAACTGCGCCGGCTCGGGAAAATCAGCGCGCAGCAGTTCGAAGAAGCGAAGACGATCATCGTCTCCGATGCGACCGAGAAGCGCAAGGAGCTCTGGGAGAGGGAAAAGGCTGACGCGCTGCGCATCTTCGAGGACGGCTCTCGGGAGATCGAGGCACAGCGGCAGAAGCAGCAGCAGGGTCAGCAGTTCGCGCAAGGCATCTTGCTGCAGGGGAATCCGATCGCACAGTTGGAGGCTGAGCTGCAGGCCAAGAGCGCGCTGTTGCTGCAGTATGCAGAGCAGGACCAAGCGAACGCCGACCTGTACGCCGCGGCGCGCGTGGCCCTCGAAGCGCAGACCAACGAACGTATCCGCCAGATCCTCGAACAAGAGGCTGCGACCAGGCAGTCTCAGCAGTCATTGATGCTGCAGGGCTACGGCAGCCTATTCGGCAACATGGCCGACATGGCCAAGGCCTTCGGCGGCGAGCAGTCGCGCGCCTACAAGGCCATGTTCGCTGTGTCGAAGGCGTTCGCAATCGCCGACTCGATCATCAAGATCCAGCAGGGCATTGCTGCGGCCGCTGCGCTGCCGTTCCCGGCCAACATCCCGGCGATGGCATCTGTTGCCGCAGCTACGGCGGGCATCGTGGCCACGATCCAAGGCACCCAGTTCGGCGGTGGCCGGCAGTACGGCGGCCCAGTGTCGTCCGGCAGCCTCTACCGCGTGAACGAAACCGGCCGGCCCGAGATGTTCACGGCGGCCAACGGTGCCCAGTACATGCTCCCGACGGCAAACGGCAGCGTGACACCGGCCGGCGAGGTCGGCGCCGGCGGCGCGGTCGAGTGGAAGATCATCGTGAACAACAACGCGCCGGGTGCGGTTGCGAGCGCATCGGTTGACCGTGATTCGCGCGTCGTGACCATCGCTGTCGCGCAGGTGGCCGAGCAGATCGCCAACAACAGCGGGCCCGTGTGGAGTGCGCTGCGCGGGTCGAGCAACGTACAAGGGCGCATGTAATGACCGCTGCCTATCCGAACCACATCCGCACCATCCTGCGCGCCGGCAAGAGCAGGCGCCAGCCTGCCGCGTTCAGCCTCGCCGAGCCGCGACGCGGCTTCGCCTACGTGCGCGAGATCGGCACCGACACGCCGGTGTTCTGGGACGTGGAGTTTCGCTTCACGCCGGCCGAGGCGCTCGTCTTCCGTCTCTGGTTCGTCAACACCATCCGCCGCGGGGTGGACGAGTTCACGATGCCGATCCGCACGGAGTTCGGCACGCTCACCCACACGTGCCGATTCCTGCCCGACTCGCTCATGGATACGAGCGAGAGCGGCGAGACGTTCGGGTACCGGGCGACCATCATGGCGCGCGCCGAGGTCATCCCGAGCGACTACATGGCTGCGTCGGACCTCATCGTCGGACTGCCTGACTGGACAAACTGGGCGGGGCTTCTCGATCGCACGGCTTCAGCCGAGATGCCGTTGGTGCTCAACCCCATTGGCGCGCTGTTCACGACCGGTACCGAGGGCGCATGGTACGAGCCTGCCCGACTGACGACCGTCACGCGCGACACCGCCGGCGCGACGCCGATTACCGGCTACGGCCAGACCATTGGTCGGATCGCGGACAGCAGCGGACGCGGGAACCACGCGACGCAGGCGACCGCGGGCAGCCGGCCTCTGATCGCGAGGGCGCCAGCGGGTGGGGCACGGAACAGGCTGACGTGGACCCAGGCGCTCGATAACGCAGCGTGGACCAAGACCCGCACCACGATTACAGCCAACGCTCTGGCGGCGCCGGATGGCACCACAACGGCTGATCGCATCGTGTCGGACGCAACTGCTGCGACCAGTCATTACGTCAATCAAAACCTGTCCGGCCTAGCCGACAACCAGGTGGTCAGCTACTCGGCACATCTGCACCAGGACGTGGCCGAACGATCGATGCTGCAGTTCGTACTGAAGAACGGGAGCATAAGCGACCTCGAATTCAAGTTCGATGATCGGAAGATGCTGCGCACATCGCAGGGCACAGGCAACACGTCCGTCGTGCACTCGGTGCAGTCCGTCGGGGGCGGGTGGTACCGGTTGAGGATGGAGGGCATCAATGTTGGATCGGGAGGAACAACGCCCGCGGCCCGCATCATCCTCTCGCGCAATCCCACGCTGGCCGAGACATCCGTGTGGTCCCGCACGGGTACCACAGGTGCATCGAGCGGTGCCACACCGCCGGTGTCCGGCAAGCGCGTGGCCGCGTTCACAGAGGACACGTCTGGCACTTTCCACTACGCAAGTACCTCCATCAACTTCGTCGCGGGCAAGACATACCAGTTCGACGCGTGGGCGCAGGTTCTTGGCAGTGGTGCAGCCCGGTACCTCTCTCTCGTGCTGCCAGGCGGCACGGCATGGGGGGTCACACAGGGCGCCACGTTCGACGTGTCCGCCGGCACTGTCACGTTCACGACCGGCACCGGCGCCAGTCTGGCAGCCAGCATCACGGATGCCGGCGGCGGATGGTGGCTTTGCCGAGTCACCGCCACGGCGGTAGGCACGAACGCTGCGTCTGTGCAGGTCCGCCTGAACGACGCAAACAACACGACAACCGCCTCCTACACGGGTGATGGCGCCTCGGGGCTGCTGATCTGCGAGCCGTACATCCGATGCACCGACTCTGCAGTGGGCCTCGGTGCAGTCACGGCCGGCATCACCATCGACGGAGATAACGCCCAGTCAGTCTATGCCTGGGGTGCCCAGCTCGAACTGGGCGGCGCCGTCACCGCACATCAGCGCGTCGATGAGTCGTACAACGTCAGCGACGTGGGCGAGTTCAGGCGGAACATGCTCCTCCACACGGAGTCGTTCGACAAATCCACCTGGACGAAATCAAGCTTGTCTGCATCTGCGAACGCAGCGATTGCGCCAGATGGTGAGGTGACCGCGGACCGATTGCAGGTCACCGTTACGACATCCGTTGCGCACAACGTGGTGCAAAACGTAGCGGCGAGCGCGCTGCAGTCGGGCATGCAGCAGGTTGGGTCTGTCCACCTGAAGCCAGACCAAGTGCGCTATGTGCGAGTGCACATCTCCGATGCGGTGAGCCCAAGCACCCACCACTGTCGCGCCGAGTTCGACTTGCTGACGGGCGTGGTCAGCGGTGTGCTCAGCGTTGGAGATGGCACCGGTGCGGCCGGGTCGGTCCAGGGGCCATTCCCCGATGGGTCATACAGATGCATCGTCTCAGGCACCCCGCGCGTCGGCTCCTCCAACGGCAGCCGCATTGAGGTCTATTCGCTGCCCGCAATTGGCTCCTCCGCCATCTATGCAGGCACCATAGGCGATGGGTTCTATGCCTGGGGAGCGCAGCTCGAAGAGGGATCATCGCCGACGGCCTACCAGCGCGTTGGCGACACCTATCAGGGCGCACCGGACGACACGGCAGACACGTTCCGCTTGGTATTCGACGGTGGAGACGATGCGATGGGGACGACATTCGCATCATCGCTCGGCAGCGCCTGCACGGTGGCTCGTGCGATCCCGGACGTGGGAGCCCAGATCCTGACCAACCAGGTGGTTGGCACGACCTTCAGCAACACCGTGAGCCATGCTGGCCTGCTCGTCATCAACCGCGGGCTGACTGCGGATGAGACGGCCATGGTCACCGGCTACCTCAACAAGCTGGCCGGGGTTGGTTGATGGACCGCCGTGAATTCTGGTCGACGAAGAGCCCGCTGCCCGAGTACCACGCGATACGGTTCGAGCACCCGGCATTCGACGCTCCGATCCGGCTGGTGGCGAACCAGTTCGCGGATGTCACGCTCGGCGGCCATGTGCACACCCCGGCGCCGATGACGATCAAGCCGCCGGACCAGGCGAGCAGCGATGCGCGGCCGAGGCTCCAGATCGCTTTCCCTCGGGCGGTGGTCGGGCGCGAGTTCAAGCGCAAGCTCGGGCTCATCGTCGCATCAGGCTCGCGCGAGCCCATCACGGTTGCGTATGAGGTCTACCTTGGATCCACGGACGCGCCGCAGCTCACTTGGGCGCTGTACGTGTCAGATCAGGGCGGCGTGGCCTTCGGCGCTGAGTCGGTGCAGGTGACGGCGACGGATGACAACCCGCTGCGCCGAGCTGTCGCGCCAATCTATCGGCCGGACGAGTTCACGGGTCTCGAACTCATCTGATGCCTGCTCCCTAGCATCCCCCGGGGTGGAGACGCTTCTCACCCCCGATGAGTTTGTGCGGCGCGCCGTGGGCCTTCCTTGGGTCCGCTGGCGCAGCGATTGGCGAGCCGTGGATTGCTTCGGCTGCATCGTCCTCTGGCATCGCGAGGTGCTTGGGATCGACCTGGGGGGTGTGCCTCAGACCGACATCGCGACGGGCTTCGCTGCGGCGAGCGGGTGGGTGGAATGCGGTGCATCGGCTGGCGCCACCTGCTTCATGGCCTGGCGCGAAAGCTCTCCAGCGCATTGCGGCGTGCTGTTGGCCGGCGGCCGAGTGCTTCACGCCCAGGAAGGCTATCCGATCCCAGAGCACGGCAGCGTGCGCGTGTCGCGTCTCGATGCCATGCAGCGCGTGTACCGGGACTTGCGCTTCTACCGCTACGAGGCGCCCGCCGCATGCTGACGATCCTCAACGACCCGGCCGGCATCACCGGCGTGCGCCGCCTGCCGCTCGACTACGGCATCACCCTGCAAGCGAACATCGAGCGTCATCTCAGCGGCGGCGCGGACGCGGAATTACGCATCAACGGCCAGCTGGTGGACCCGCTCACCGACCCACGGCTCGACATGCCGCCGGGGCCGAGCGACATGGTCACTGTCGTGCTGCGGCCGCGCGGTCTTGACCCGATTACATGGGCCTACATCGCAATCGGGACGCTTGCTGCCTACACCATTGTGGCCACCCGGAACCTCGGGGCGACCGACAGTGCATCCAGCAAGGACAGCCCGAACAACAAGCTCACAGCGCAGACCAATGTCGCGCGGGCGTACCAGGCCATCCCGGATGTGTACGGGCACCGCCGCGTGTGGCCTGACCTCATTCAGCCGTCAACGGTCGAGTACGTCGACCAGGTCAAGTACGTCACCGAGTGGCTGTGCGTCAGTCGCGGGCTCGGGGAAATCACCGACGTGCGGTATGCCGAGACACCGATCGGCGACATCGACGGTTCGAGCTTCGAGGTGTTCGAGCCAGTGGCGCCGGCAGGCGGATACCCAGAGGACGGTACGACGACCCTCAACGACGTGTATGAGGCATTTGCGAGCGACGAGGTCAACGGGCAGGAGATTCCGTATGCGAACGTCCAGCTCTCGAAGAGCGGCACCTACAACGCATTGAGCGGTGCAACCACCTTCACGGTCACGATACCGGACGGGTCTGACCTCGACCAGCTGAAGAGCCTCGTGCCATCCGGTACTGCGCGTGTCGTCTTCGAATACGGCGCGGGTCCGACGACATTCGACGAGGTCTGCACGGTGCAGTCCTATTCCGTGTCCGCGCCCAACGTCACCTTTACCTTCACCAGCCCCGCGTGGGGGGCCGACGAATCCGGGTCCGACACCTTCCTGATCACGCCCATCGGTGGATACACCACGATCGGGCCGTACACGCTGCCGATCGACGGAGACCAGATCTGGTGGAACACCGTGTTCCTGCGGGGCCTCAAGGGCTCGGTGACGATCCGCGCTGAGTGGTGGCAGGTGAACGGCACCGGCGCGGAGATCGGCGGCACGCGGCAGAACCAGGATGTCGTCTTCTCGGCGGATACCTACGACCAGCGGTTCCACACCAACAAGGTGACGCCGAGCGCGGGCACAGGGCGGTACCGGATCCAGTTCACCCGCCGCAGCTCGAAGGTTGACGACAGCGGCGCAGACGTGGCAAAGCTGGAGGAGGTGTACGCCGTGCGTCACTCCTCGACGAAGACGCTGCCGGGCGCCACGGTGCTGCGCGTCACCACGAAGGCCACGCTGGCGGCCACCGGCTTCAGCGACCGGAAGTTCAACCTCCGATGGACCCGGAAGGTGCGCACGCTCGCATCCGACACGCTCGGTGCGTCCCGCAACTTCGCGCGCACGATGGCACACATCTGGACGATCGCCGGCAACGACATGGCCGGGCTCGACACGGACACCCTGCAGGCGATCAATGACGAGTTCGGCGAGACATCCGCGCTGCTGCGCTTCGACGGTAGCCTCGACGATGCGGACATGAGCCTCGGCGAGCGGCTGCAGTTCGTGGCCGACACGGCGCGCTGCATCGTCTGGCGCGACGGCACCCGGTGGACGGTGACGCGAGACCAGGCGCGCCAGTACCCGGAGATCCAGCTCGACTACCGCAACCTGGCCGCCGGCGGCGATTCGACGCTGAGCTTTGCCGCGCACCTTCCGGCATCACACGACGGCGTGGAGATCGAGTACGTGGACGAGGCCACCCAGGCGAAGAAGGCCTACGTC